AGGCTGACAACACAACCAACGATGTACAACTCCTCCTTAGGGCGTCTATTGAGGAGTTTAGTCGCAACTGTCGATTCATTTTCACCTGTAACTACAAAAACCGAATCATCGAACCGTTACACAGTAGATGTGCCGTCGTTGATTTCGCAATCACCAAAAAGAACAAACCTGCAATCGCAGCACAGTTCTTTAAACGTCTCCAAGAAATCTTGGTTACAGAGGGTATTGAATCTGATAACAAGGTCTTGGTAGAACTTGTTAATAAACACTTCCCAGATTGGCGCCGAGTTCTAAACGAGTGTCAGAGATATTCTGTTGGTGGTGTAATTGACACTGGAATCCTTGCAAGTTTTTCTGAGGTAAATATACAAGATGTCATCAAGAACATCAAAGAAAAGAAGTTCCCTGAAGTTCGTAAGTGGGTCGTTAATAATTTGGACAACGATTCTACTGTACTTCTGCGTCGTATTTACGATGCTCTTGTTCCATCCTTGGAAGGTCCTAGCGTTGCTGCTGCTGTGCTCGTTGTTGCTAAGTATCAGTATCAGGCCGCATTTGTTGCCGATCAGGAAATCAACCTCCTCGCGGCGTTAACTGAATTAATGGTGGAGTGTGAGTACAAATGATTAGTGAATCGGAACTGAAGCATCTACGTCTCCAAGCGTGGTTGCGAGAAAACAAGTGTGACGACTTGGAATATCTTGGAGAGAAAGAGGGACAACATTGGTATCGAGTAGGTCCCCATGAAATTACATCGGACCAGTTTGAAGACATTGAATTAGTAGGAGAGGTTGAAATCAATGAATGTTAGATTGCTAAGAATTACTACGGGTGAAGAAGTCGTAGCAGAAGTTGTTTCTGAAGATGATAAAACAATCACCGTTAAGAACGGTTTGGTTGTGATTCCTAATCAGGGAAGTTATGGATTTGCCCAATGGGCAACAGTAATTGACCCAGAGAATCCAGAGATCGTCGTGGGTAAAGAGTTTATTATCTACAACGTAGATGTTGCTGAACCAGTAGTTCAACAATATAATCAAATTTACGGTAGTAAGTTGCAGACTCCACCTAAGAAAAAGATTATTGTATGATGAATGAATACACTCTAGTTAATTGGGATTATGTTGAACAACACCAGAGTGAGTTCATAAGTGATTTGACGCATTCTCAGGAGGCGTTGACCAAGTTTGGTATAATTAATACTACTGGAAACTATCACGAATATAATATCTTTGGTGCCAGTTCTCCATCCGTACATATGTACAAGTTGTTCTCTGCCTTAAGGGCAATCATTAGAGACAAACTTGGATATGATGATAGGTTGTGGATTCAATCTTGGGTAAATTTTCATACTCGGGATCAAGTCCTAGATTGGCATAATCATGATGCCAAATGGCATGGTTATGTAAGTATCGATCCTAAAGATACTACAACTGAATTCGAACGTGGATTCAAAATTGAAAATAAAGTAGGAAACATATATTTGGGCCCTGGTTACAATCGTCATAGAGTGGTAAATAACTCTGAGTATGATGGTGTAAGAATTACCATTGGATTTGATGTTCTAACCGATGAGAATTCTAGTCCAGATCCTACTCACAACTTTGGTTGTATTCCCCTTTTATAATTATGCAGTTATGTGAAACCGATGCAGAATATGCAGCAGGTAAGTTCATTGATTACTTCTCTAACAAGGGAAGGATTGATGAATATCTTCGTAATGTCAAGTTAGATAGAATCTCCCAACAGACTCCTAGTCTGCCTGGGTTTGGTCCAGAGGATGATATGTTCTCTGACTTTGATATGCATCCGCAAGACATGAACTTTAAAGTTTATGCAGCAGGAGAGAAGGATAGTTTCAGTAATGAGTTCTTTAATGAACGACTTCAGATTACTACATCTCATGCGATTGAATCTTCTGTGCCTGGTAAGTCCCTGAAGTGGATTGTACAGGAGACCAATTCAAAAAAGATTGTTGGATTCTGTAGATTTGGATCCCCTACAATCAATTCTAAACCTCGTAATGAGTGGTTGGGACATGTCCCAGAACTCACTAGGTTTAATCGCCATGCGATTATGGGATTCATTATTGTTCCCACTCAACCTTTTGGTTTCAATTACCTTGGAGGTAAGTTACTTGCCTTAATGTGTTGTTCCCATGCAGCACGAGAGAAGTTAAATAGTAAATATGATGCAGACATCTGCCTCTTTGAGACTACCTCTCTGTACGGGTCTACAAAGTCCTCCTCTCAGTATGATGGACTCAAACCCTACATGAGGTACAAAGGACTCACTGAGAGTGATTTTACACCCCTTCTGCATGATGATATATTCAAGGATCTGAACCGATGGTTTATAGCAAGGAACAACGACAAACTCCTAGTAAAGGAGGACGCATCGAGTCGCAAGTTGAAGACCCAACAAAAGATGATCGCAATCATCAAGAAAAGCTTACCTTCTCAAAAGGTTGCGGAGTTCCAAACTGCGATTGTAAGTGCAAAAAATCTGACTGAGAAGAAAAGATTCTATATGTCTGATTATGGATTCAGCAATGCTCGTGAAGTTATTCTTGGTGAACAAGAAACTCTCTGTCCTGGGCAGAATTATGACAAGTTCCACATGGAAAACATAATTGAGTGGTGGAGAAAGAAAGCCACAAACAGATACGAGAATCTGAAATCTGACGGCCGTCTACGCACCGAGTTAGAGACGTGGAATAGAAACCCTGAATCCATTGATATTATACGATGAGCTACGAACTGAAAGATTATTTAAATTCCATCAACTTCAACAAGAACAATTTGATGGATGATGAAGATCCCATGTGGGAGAAGAAATACCCAGCGTTTATTGTCAACAAATGTCTTTCTGGATTCGTTGATACTATCATGTTCTCCAACGAGATCAACCAGTATCCAGGCCTCGACAACAAGTTACAATATGATTTTTATCTAAATAGTATCAGGAAGAAGAAGAGATTCTCTCCTTGGCTAAGAAAGGATAAAGTTCAAGACCTTGATGCTGTCAAACAATACTATGGCTATAGTAATGAAAAAGCAATGCAGGCTTTGAAAATTTTAAATAAAGATCAACTCAAATTTATTAGAGACAGACTGAACGTTGGAGGTGTGAAATGACTGCATTTGCAGAACCTGAAGTTACATGGTCGCCAGACCAAATGGTAGAAGTTACTCTGAATGAACCAGATGACTTTTTGAAAGTACGAGAAACACTCACTCGTATTGGGGTAGCCTCCCGTAAAGAGAAAAAGATTTATCAGTCGTGCCACATTCTACATAAGCAAGGCCGATATTACATTGTACACTTCAAAGAGTTATTCGCGTTAGATGGGAAGCACGCTAATTTGACTCTCAATGATGTACAACGTAGAAATAGAATTATCAATTTACTATCAGATTGGGGACTGATCAGTATTGTGTCTCCCGAGAGAACTTCTGACGTAGCACCTTTAAATCAAATTAAGGTTCTATCTTATAAAGACAAGGGTGATTGGACTCTCGAAACCAAGTATAATATCGGCAAGAAAAAGAAAGCAGAAGTCTAATGTATTTGATGCCTCCTTGCTCACCACCGCAGGGATCTTCGTCACCTTTTGTTTTTGCAGATAGTGTTTTCAATAATGAACAGTTAGATTGGATTACCAACTACTGTTCTAATATGGATCTTCAACCTGGAGCAACGTTGGAGTATTATGAAAATTATAGAAAATCTTCTGTATCAACTATAGAAAACGGACCAGATGTTGCGTGGTTATTTCATGCGGTTGGTGATATTGCTCATAAACTGAATTCAAAATATTATAGATTTAATCTTTCTGTCCTTGACACCATTGAATATGTTGTCTATAAAGGAGAAGAAGATGGGAGATACGATTGGCACCATGATTATGCTGAAGGTCTATCGCCTTCCCGTAAGTTGACCATGGTTATTCAACTTAGTGATCCTTCAGAATATGAAGGAGGTCAATTAGAACTTTTCGAAGATATCCAAATACCAAAACAGAAAGGACTGGTAGCAATGTTCCCTTCATTTGCTTACCATAGGGTAACACCCGTACTTTCTGGAACCAGAAAAGTCTTGGTTGCATGGATTTGGGGTCCGCCATTCAGTTAACCGAACATAATAAGAGGGTTTGCAACACCTCGTTTTAGAGCGAAAGTATTATAATTAGTAGTGGATGCCTTCGGGGTCCACACAATCAAATCTCGCTTTAAAAGGAGAAGTACAATGGGAAACCTAACACGATATACTACGGCCGACTTACCAACACTGTTTGATAAGATTACCCGTAATGCAATTGGTATGGACGATTATTTCGACCGTATCTTTGCTCTAAATGAAACGACAAATTACCCTCCCTACAACCTAGTTCAGGTTAACAACGTAGAATCTCGCTTAGAAATTGCTCTTGCAGGTTTTAAAAAGGAGGAAGTAAATGTCTACACAGAATTCGGAAAACTATTCGTCACTGGAAATAAAGAATCCGACGAATCCGAAACTAGATATGCCCATCGAGGCATTGCTCAAAGAACTTTCACTCGTAGTTGGACGCTCAGCGATGACACGGAGATTAGATCAGTTACTTTTGAGGATGGGCTATTGACGATTGAATTAGGTAAAGTAGTGCCTGACCATCACCACCGAAAGGATTACTTATAAATACTTAAGAATATCGTCGCCGCGGGGGTAACTGGCACAATCCAGTTGACACCCCCCTTTTTTTATGTCATAATATATCTGTTGAGTTGATCACTCAACGGGGAGTGACTGAATAACCCTGTTGGAATTTGGCGGGGTAAGGTAAAATGGTTAGAGGTGGTGCTCGCTGCTGGGTCCGTCCTGGAGAACCCCGACCAAGGGAACCATTGTTGTTATGTACAAATATTCGCTTTAGCGATTCCCATAACATGAGGGTATGAAGTATCCCCTCCTCCCACCCTACTTAACTATCAAAGGATGAAATGGCTATCAAACTTTTGCTCTTGAAATCAAATGAAGAAGTTATTGCAGATGTACAAGAGTTGGTAGATGAGAATGAGAAGCCAATCTTTATGGTATTGACCAATCCTTTCATCGTTAAGTTGGTTGAAGATCCAGAATTATTGACTGAAGGAAAGGAATCTGGCCCACCTAGATATAGTTGCAGGTTCTATCAATGGATGCCGATGTCTGCTGAAAATCGTATCCCTGTTGATCCAGATTGGATTGTTACTGCTGTAGAACCACTTGAAGCTGTGAAAGAATCCTACACGGAGAAAATGGATGGACTCGGAAATTAATGTACAAATCCTTATCTTAAAAAATGATGAGGTATTAATTACTCGGATTGAAGAAGTTCTTGCTGATATCGGTAACCCGAATTGCAAACTTACTTCCCCATATAAAATTTTGGGTAAACACGAAACAGATCTGCCACCACAAGAAAGATTGGTTCCTTGGCTGGTAGACTATACGGACGATAATGTTATAATGATGTCGTCCGAGAGTATTCTAACACTCGTCGAACCACACAAAGCACTTATTGACGCCTACCTGAAACTAGCAACGACATGAGGTTCTACACTAACGTTTTCCTAATTGGTAATGACATTTTAGTACGAGGATATGAGAACGGAAAACACTTTAGTGATAGACAAAAGTATCAACCAACTCTCTTTGTGCCAACAAAGAAAAGGTCGAAGTATAAGACTCTAGAGGGTGAACCTGTAGAACCCGTCAAACCAGGCAGTATTCGTGACTGTCGTGAGTTTATCGACAAGTATAGTTCTGTTCAGGGATTTCGTATCTACGGCAACGAAAGGTATGCACACCAATTCATCTCAGATAATTATCCTGAGGATGAAATTAAGTTTGACATCAGTAAAATTAAATTAATCACGATTGACATCGAGGTTTCTGCGGAAAGTGGCTTCCCCGATGTTTTTAATTGTGCGGAAGAATTACTTCTAATCACAGTTCAGGACTATACCACCAAAGAAATTATTACTTGGGGAACCCGTCCTTACGAAAGTGATCGAGAAAATTATCGATACATTCACTGCCATACTGAGATTGAACTGATCGAGAAGTTTGTTCAATGGTGGGAGAACTATTCTCCTGAGGTTGTTACTGGATGGAACTGCGAGTTGTACGACATCCCGTACCTCATGGGCCGTATGGAACGTATCATGGGTGAGAAGTTTGCCAAGAGAATGTCTCCTTGGAATATCACTCGGAGAAATGAGTTTACGATCATGGGACGTAAGCAGATCGCATATGATCTTGCTGGGATTTCTGTGATTGATTATCTCGATCTTTATAAGAAGTCACCCGCAACTCCAAACCAAGAGAGTTATCGATTGGATCATATTGCCTTTATGGAGTTGGGTCAAAATAAACTCGACCACTCAGAGTTTGATACCTTCCGTGAGTTTTACACAGGCAACTGGAAGAAGTTTGTAGACTATAACATCGTTGACGTAGAACTGGTTGACCGTCTTGAGGATAAACTGCGTCTCATTGATCTATGTTTCACTCGTGCCTATGACGCAAAGGTGAACTTTAGTGATATTGCCTATCAGGTTAGAACCTGGGATGCAATCATTTATAATTACTTGAAGAAAAAGAACATTGTTATTCCACAAAAGGAACGCAATCAGAAGGATGAGAAGTATGCTGGTGCATATGTCAAGGAACCTAAGCCTGGTAAGTATGACTGGGTGGTTTCGTTTGACTTGAATTCTCTGTATCCTCACCTTATTATGCAGTACAATATCTCACCAGAGACTCTGGTTGAGACTCGTCATCCTTCTGCTACTGTAGATAAACTCCTTAATCAGGATCTTACCTTTGAGATGTATTCTGATTATGCGGTGTGTGCCAATGGTGCAATGTTCCGCAAGGACGTGAAAGGTTTCTTGCCTGAGTTGATGGAGAAGATGTACAAAGAACGTGTTGTCTTTAAGAAGAGGATGCTTAAGGCAAAACAAGAGAACGAAAAGAACCCAAGTATTGCACTGGAGAAAGAAATTGCAAGATGTAATAATGTCCAAATGGCTAAGAAGATTGCTCTTAACTCTGCTTATGGTGCCATTGGTAATCAGTATTTTCGTTACTATAAACTCGCCAATGCAGAGGCAATTACTCTTTCAGGGCAAGTATCTATCCGATGGATTGAAAATAAAATGAACCAGTACCTTAACAAGGTGCTGAAAACTGAGGAGATTGATTATGTTATTGCTTCTGATACTGATAGTATCTATCTTAATATGGGTCCTTTTGTTGACACTGTATACAAAGGGAGAGAGAAAACTACTGAGGGCGTTGTTAACTTCCTTAATAAGGTCTGTGAGTTGGAACTTGAGAAGTATATTGAAAGTTCTTACCAAGAATTGGCCGACTACGTTAACGCCTACGACCAAAAAATGCAAATGAAACGTGAGAATATCGCGGAACGTGGTATCTGGACTGCGAAGAAACGATATATTCTCAACGTGTGGGACAGTGAAGGTGTTCGATATAACGAACCCAAACTAAAGATCATGGGTATTGAGGCAATCAAAACCTCTACACCTGCTCCCGTAAGAAAAATGATTAAGGATGGACTCAAATTAATGATGAGTTCGACTGAGGAAGAGATGCAGTCTTTCATTGAAAAGTGTAGGACTGATTTTAAGAATCTTCCTCCCGAAGAGATTGCTTTTCCTCGAAGTGTTTCTGAAATTAACAAGTGGAAATCTTCATCAACAATGTATGAGAAGGGTTGCCCTATCCATGTGAGAGGGGTTATCCTGTATAATCATTGGACTAAGAAGAAAGGACTTGAACGAAAGTATCAACCCATTCAAAGTGGCGAGAAAATCAAGTTCGTTTATCTGAAGATTCCTAATCCCATCCAAGAAAATGTACTATCTTTCATTCAGGATTTCCCTCCTGAGTTGGATCTACATAAGTATGTGGATTATGAGTTGCAGTTCAATAAATCTTTCATCGAGCCAATCAAAGTTATCATGGATTGTATTGACTGGAATGTTGAACGAACAAACACTCTGGAAAGTTTCTTCTTATGAATAGTATCAATTGGATTGTTGCTTGGTCTGACGATGGTGTCGTATGGACTGAGGAAAATATGAAGGTGATGGAAAGTCAAGAAGCTGCTCTCTGGTTTGCAAAGGAACAAGAAAGTAGGTATAATTATGTTAGATCATACGAAATTAAAATTGGAACTTGATGAGTAACTTATGGATTTCTTAAAAGACATTGTAAAGGAGATTGGTGATGACTACACCCAACTCGCCTCAAATATTAACGAAAGTGAGGCATTCGTTGACACTGGTTCGTTCATCTTTAATGCTCTTTGTTCTGGGTCTCTCCATGGTGGGATTTCTGATAGACGGATCACTGCTATCGCTGGCGAATCTTCTACGGGTAAAACCTTCTTCTCTTTGTCTGTCGTCAATAATTTTCTTCAATCTAATCCAGACGGGTATGTTCTGTATTTTGATACAGAAGCCGCAATTAACCGTCAGTTATTAGAAGATAGAAACATTCCTCTTGATAGGTTTGTTGTTGTAAATGTTGTAACAGTTGAAGACTTTAGACAAAAGGCACTTAAGGCTGTTGATATATACCTTAAGAAGTCTGAGGAAGAACGCAGACCTTGTATGTTTGTGTTAGACTCCCTTGGAATGTTGTCTACAGAAAAAGAAATTACGGACGCTCTTAACGAAAAGAATGTCCGAGACATGACGAAGGCACAACTCGTTAAGGGTACTTTCAGAATGTTGACTCTGAAACTGGGGCAAGCTAAAATCCCCATGTTAGTAACTAATCACACTTACGATGTTGTCGGAGCTTATGTACCAACTAAAGAGATGGGAGGAGGTAGCGGACTCAAGTACGCAGCTTCTACAATTGTTTATCTCTCAAAGAAAAAAGAAAAGGATGGCAAGGATGTCATCGGAAATATTATCAAAGCAAAGGCTGCTAAGTCGCGTCTAACCAAGGAGAATAAAGATGTGGAAATTCGTCTTTATTACGATGAGCGTGGTCTTGATCGATATTATGGTCTTCTTGAACTCGGTGAACTCGGTGGTCTCTGGAAGAACGTTGCTGGACGCTATGAAATGAATGGGAAGAAAATCTACGCGAAACAAATCTTGGCTGAACCAGAGACTTACTTCACTGAAGAAGTTATGGCCAAACTCGACGAGATCGCAAAAGAACAGTTTACCTATGGATAAGTTCATCAAGACTTTTGAAGGAGTCTTTGATGCCGTAACCTGTCAATCTCTGATCGATATATTTGAAGATTCTGTATATCAAGAAAAGATCGAGAATGATGGGCGACCTAACTTTACTCAGGTAAATTTAAACGATCACAAAGAGTATTCTAAGTTTACTCAGTTAGTAACTTATAAAATAGTTGATCTGATGAGACTATACAAAGAAGGCCTTGAAGAGTACACCGCCTGGTGGCCTCACAAGGTTTACTTTGAACAACTTAGAATTAAAAAGTATAGACCTGACACTACCGACATGTTTGATGTTCATGTAGATGTTCAGGATCATGCTTCTTCCAAGAGATACCTTGCCTTCTTGGTATATCTAAACTCTGGATTTGATGGCGGCGAGACATGTTTCCCATGCCATGACTTGCATATTAAAGCGGAACCTGGTAAAGTCTTAGTGTTCCCGCCTACTTGGCAGTATCCACACATCGGTCTTCCTGTGACAGAGAAACCGAAATATATTATGAGCACCTACTTGCATTACAATTGATGGAGACCATTGAAAATACTATCCTGAAGAATCTTCTACTCAATGAAGATTATGCTCGTAAGGTTCTTCCTTTCGTTAAGACGGATTACTTTGATAATACTGGCGAGAAGATTATCTTCCAAGAGATTGCTAAGTTTATTACTGACTACAATAAACTTGCAACCAAAGAAGTTCTTCACATTGAATGTGAAAAAAGAAAAGATATTAATGATGACACTTACAAAGATATTTGTCATTACATCGACAAGTTCGATGACGAACAATCCAACAATGATTGGTTATTAAGACAAACAGAGAAGTGGTGCCGAGATCGTGCAATCTATTTGGCACTTGTTGAGAGTATTTCTATTGCGGATGGTAATGATGACAAGAAGAATGTAGATGCAATTCCAACTATTCTTTCAGACGCACTTGCTGTTTCTTTTGATAACCATGTTGGTCATGATTACTTAGAAGATTACAGTGAACGATTTGATTTCTACCACCAAAAAGAAGACAAGATCCCGTTTGATCTTGAGTATTTCAACAAAATTACGAAAGGTGGTCTTCCTAACAAGACTCTTAACATCGCTCTTGCTGGGACAGGTGTTGGTAAGTCTCTTTTCA